GGTCATCCAACGGCTTAGAAATAATCTAGCGTGGAGTTTAGGTAGGGGTTTACAAGTTTACTATAATAAAAACAACTGGTTTACAAATTACGAGTATGCTTATAACAATGTCAGAGTTGGCAAAGCTGAAAAACGTGTCTAGGATGGCTGTTTCAAAGAAAGTTAAGTCTGGTAAACTTGATGGTGCGATTGTAAACCATAATGGTAAAAAATTAGTAAACAAAGAAGAAGCGTTTAGATTATGGGAACTACAAGCACCACCTAGCAGGGATAAAAGTGTAAGAACACAATTAAAAAAAGAAATAAATAGTTTACCTGCTAATTCCATACCAGATTTTGCAGAAAGTAAAGCTAAAAGAGAATTTTATTTAGCAGAACTAGCAAAGTTAGATGTAGAGGAAAAGAAAAAACAATTAGTTAGTGTTGATGAGATAAAAAAAAGCAGTTTTGCCAAAGCAAGAGCTATGAGAGAAGCATTTACTAACTTAGCTGACAGATTAAGTCATCAGTTAGCAGGTGAGGATGATGCAACTGTTATACATAATTTATTATCTGCTGAACATAGAGAAGCATTAGAGAATTTAGCACAATGAACGCATGGGAAGAAGGGTTTATAGCAGGTCTAAAACCAGAAAAACCACTATCTGTTAGTGAATGGTCAGATACTTATAGAATCCTGTCTAGTAAGGCTAGTAGTGAACCTGGTAAATGGAGAACAAGTAGAACACCATATTTAAAAGAGCCTATGGATTGTTTAGGTACACAAAGTCCTATACAACGTGTGGTCTTAATGTTCGCAGCACAAACAGGCAAGACAGAGGCACAAAACTGTTGGCTAGGTTATGTAATAGACCATGCACCAGCACCTATGTTACTTGTACAACCTACTGTGGAAATGGGTAAGAGATTAAGTAAGCAGAGATTAGAAAGTATGATAAATGATACACCTTGTCTTAATGAAAAGATTGCACCAGCAAGAACAAGAGATAGCGGTAATACATTATTTAGTAAAGAGTTCCCTGGTGGCATGATGCTTATTACAGGAGCAAATTCAGCAACAGGACTAAGATCAACACCATGCCGTTATATAAGTTGTGATGAAGTAGATGCGTTTCCGTCAGATGCGTCAGGTGAAGGTGATCCTGTAGCACTTGCGGAAAAGAGGGCAACAACATTCAGTACTAGAAAAAAAGTATTACTTACATCTACACCTACTATTAAGGACTTTTCAAGAATAGAGTCAGAATATTTAGCAAGTGACCAAAGACTATATTATGTACCTTGTCCTATTTGTGGAGAGTATCAAGATTTACGCTGGAAACAATTACAGAAAGAAGATGTGAATAATATTAAATATAAATGTATACATTGTGAAGGTTTATTTGATGAAAGTCATAAAACAAAAATGCTTAGAAAGGGAGAATGGAGGGCTAACAAAAATGGTGATGGTATTACAGCAGGTTTTAGGTTAAATGGTTTGTATAGTCCATTAGGCTGGTTTAGTTGGAAAGAGGCAGTAATGGAATTCAATAAGGCAAAAGGTGATGCACCATTAATAAAAACATTTGTTAATACACGTTTAGCAGAAACATTTGAAACAGATTATGTAAGTGCTATGAGTGCAGAAGGATTATTAAAAAGATGTGAAAGTTATGAACAGGCTACTTGTCCAGAAGGTGTTTTATTTATTACGCAGGGTGTTGATTGTCAGATAGACAGATTAGAAGTTAGTACTTGGGGTTGGGGTCGGGATGAAGAATCATTTTTAATAGACCATGTACAGCTATGGGGTGATCCACATCAGGCAGAAGTATGGAAACAATTAGAGATAGTAATAAATCAACAATATGAACATGAGAATGGTAAAGGGTTAGTACCTGTTATTACTGCTATTGACTCAGGTGGTTTACATACTTCAGAGGTATATCAGTTTGCTAGAGAAAAAGTAGCACAGGGTGTTATTGCAATCAAAGGTCAATCACAGGCAAATAAACCTGCTATTGGTAGACCTACAAGAGTAGATATTAATTTTAGAAAAAGAAATAAAGCTGTAAAAAAAGGTGGTTTAGTATATCCGTTAGGAGTAGATACTATAAAAAATACATTAATGGGCAGGTTGAAGAATAATAAAATAGGAAGTGCTGGTTATATACATTTTCATGCAAGTACAAGTGAAGAATATTTTAAACAGATAACAGCAGAAAGACAAATACTAAAAACAAATAAATCAGGTTTTCAAATTCCACAATGGGTTAAAAAAGGTAATACAAGAAATGAATGTTTAGATACTTGGGTATACAGTTATGCAGCAATGTGTTTTTATATAAGTAAATTTAATAGAAATACAGTGTGGAATCAATTAGAAAATAAATTAAATAACGCTGATAATGTAGTTAGACCTAAAAGAGCTACAATAAGAACAGCACCTAAAAAAGATTTTGTTAATTCTTGGTGAACTAAATGTTTAAATCTGACTTGCCTAGTATTATTGTTGCTGGTACTACTATTGAATGGGTAGATGAAGCTACTACTGCTGGAATAAATGAAACTATAAGTAGTCCTGATTGGACATTAGAATATTATTTAAGAACTAATACAGCAAGTGAAGGACATACTGTTACTGGTACTCAATATGCAAATAGTACTGGATGGCAATTTACTATTAGCTCTACTGATTCTGCTAATTTTGATGCTGGTAACTGGTTCTGGGCTGCAAGAGCATTTAAAAGCGGTAAAGTTTTTGAAATAGGTACAGGAGAGCTAGAGGTAAAACAATCATTACAATATTCTGGTACACCTGCTGCAATAGACAATAGAACACAAACAGAAAAAGATTTAGATGCTGTTACTGCTTGTATTAGAGCAATAATAGAAGATAAGGCACAAGAATACAGCATTGGTAATAGAACTTTTAAAAGAGTAGATATTAAGGAACTAAGAGCTAGAGAAGCAGAATTAAAAAGTAGAGTTGCTAGTGAAAAGAGGTATAGTTACATTAGTCAGGGTTTAGGTGACCCTAAAAACCTTTATGTACGCTTTTAGGAGAGTTAAATGGGCTTAAGAAACGCTTGGAAGGGCTTATTTACATCTAATAATGACTTAAATAGCCGTAGAAATAGGTTAAAAAGAATGTATGCAGGTGCAAAAGTAGATAGAACTAACCTTAGTTGGATTACACCACTATCATCACCAGATCAAAGTTATAAAAATTCTATAGAAACTCTAAGAAAACGTGTACATGATTTAGTACGTAATAATAATTATGCAGCACAGGCAGTTAGATATGCAACTAATCAAGTAGTTGGACAGGGTGTAACTTTACAGGCACAGATTAAAAGTCAAAGAGGCGGTACACCTAATACTAGATTAAATGAGTCTATAGAGAGTGAATGGAGTAAATGGGGTAGAAAAGATAGCTGTGATATACGTGGCGTTTTATGTTTTTCTGAACTTGAAAGACTTGCAGTAAGATCAATGATAGAAAGCGGTGAATGTTTTATTATCATACATAGAAAAGCATATGGTAGAAGTAAAATCCCTTTTTCATTAGAAATATTAGAGGCAGAACAATTAGATGCTGATTATAAAGGTGTTAAAAAAAATAATAAAAATGTATGGAGGTTAGGTATAGAGATAAGTCCAGAAGGTAGGGCTGTAAGTTATGCGTTTTTAAAGAAACATCCTGGTGATACTACATTTGAAACACCTGTTAGAGATAGAAGGCATATTATTGTACCTGCAAAAGATGTAATACATTTATTTATGCCACTAAGACCAGGACAACATAGAGGCGTACCTTTTTTAGCAAGTGCAATAAACCATTTACATCAGTTAGATGGATATATAGAAGCAACTGTTGTAGGTCAACGTGCAAGTTCTGCACTAATGGGATTTATTACAAGTCCAGAAGGTGAATTAGATGCTGGTGGTGAGGTATTTGATTATGAACGTGTAAGTGGATTTGAACCTGGTACTTTTAAATATTTAGCACCTGGTGAATCAATATCTGTACCTGATTTAGATAAAGCTAATGGTGAATTTGAACCTTTTGTTAGGGCAATGCTTAGAAGTATGGCTAGTGGTCTTGGATGTAGTTTTGAGGCTATAAGTTCTGACTATTCACAATCTAATTACAGTAGTAGCAGATTAGCAATGATGCAAGACAGAGATCATTGGAGAACAATACAAAAAATGTTGAAGGAAACTTTTTACCAGCCTATATATGAATACTGGTTAGAAATGGCTGTATTAAGTAATACATTAACATTGCCTACATATTCAACAACACCAGAAGTATATGAAAAAGTTAGATGGGTATGTAGAGGATATAGCTATGTAGATCCACAAAAAGAAGTAGCAGCTATGAAAGATGCGGTAAGGTGTGGATTTAAAACATTAACAGATGTTGTTAGTGAAAATGGTGGAGATATAGAAGAACTGCTGATTGCTAGACAGACAGAACTAGCAAAACTAGATGAAATGAATATCATTACTGATAGTGACCCATCAGCTACAAATAAATCTGGTGGTAGTCAATACAAACCTATAAATACTGTAGATCCATTTGGTGATACAGATGCACCTACAGGTGAGGATGCGGAAAACGTAGCGGATGGTTCAGATGGCAGTTATTAATGGCACAGAAATAGACCTTATGCCTACAGCAGGTATGAGGGAAGAAGCACAAAGGTATAGAGATTGGAAATCAGAGGGTGAAGGTGGTGGTACAGAAGTAGCACGTAGAAGGGCAACACAAATATTAAGTGGGAATGAATTAAGTCCAGATGTTGTAATACAAATGTCAGCATGGTTTGCAAGACATTCTGTAGACAAAGAAGCAGAAGGATTTAGACCTGGTGAAGATGGATACCCTAGTAATGGCAGAGTGGCGTGGGCTGCTTGGGGTGGTGATGCAGGTAAAAGTTTTTCTGATGCAAAATCAGCTAGAATAAAAGAATTAAGAAACAATGACGCTATGCCTAAAACAAAACGTACAGCAAAACGTGCAGAACCAGATGAACTATCTGTAGGTGATTCAGTTAGATGGAACGCAAGTGGCGGTACTGCAAGAGGTGTTATAGATTCTATTGAACGTGATGGAACTATAAATGTACCTGATTCTAGTTTTGAAATTACGGGTACAGAAGATGACCCTGCTGCATTAATTACTGTCTATAGAGAAAATGATGGTGAATATGAAGCAACAGATGTAAAGGTAGGTCATAAGTTCAGTACATTAACTAAGATAAATTCATTAAGAAGTGTTACAAAAGTTTTAAAACGTAGTGGAGAAACATCTTTTTCTGAAAAAGAAGAAAACACATATGAATTTAGTTTTTCTAGTACATACCCTGTAGAAAGATCATTTGGTACTGAAATACTAAGCCATGACGAGGGTGCTATAGATTTTGGAAGGCTAAATGGTGGGGTAGCACCAGTATTATGGAATCATAATATGGATTCTGTTATAGGAATTGTTCGTAACGCATATCTTGATAAGGAAAAGAAAAAAGGGAGGGCAGTTGTTGAATTAAGCAGAAATGCAAAGGCACAGGAAGTAAAAAGAGATATAGATGACGGCATTTTAAGTGCAATTAGCGTAGGATACCGCATTTTAGAAATGGAAGAACGTGAAATAGATGGAAGTAACGCATTTTTAGCTACAAGATGGGAGCCACATGAAGTATCTGTAGTTGCATCACCTGCCGCACCAGATGTAGGCATATCTAGAGGATTAATTGATGAAAACACTATGCCTAGTGTTGAAAAACAAGATATGATAGACAGTAAGCGTGTATACGCAGCGTCTACTGACGCACAACAGCCCAATTCTAAAAAACAATCAACTATGGAAAAAGAGCAACTTGATCTAGAAGTTGTGCGTAGTGAAGCTACTAAAAAAGCTGCTTCCGCAGAACGCACAAGAATTAGAGAAATCAACACAATGTGTTCTAAGCGTGGTTTTGATGACCTAGCAGAACAGTTAATTAACAATGGTTCTTCTGTAGATTCATGCAGAGCAGCTATCTTAGAAAGATTAGATGCAAAGCCTGTAGAAACAGCAAAGCCTATTGAAGAGCAGCTTTCACCAAAAGAAAGAGAGCAGTATGCAAGAGACTACAAAATTACATCTGGTATCAGAGGTCTTTTAACAAATGATTGGTCAGATAAAGCATCTGGTTTTGCTAGAGAAATTTCACAGCAGATAGCAAAAGATTCACAAAGATCTAATAGCTCATCTTCTTTGTTTATTCCTTATAGCTCATTAGCAAAAAGAGCTACATATGTAACTACTGGTGCAACAACTGGTGGAAATATCGTAGCAACAGATTTACTTGCTGATGACTTTATTGAGGCACTAAGAAACAGCACAGTAATGGTTGGTTTAGGTGTACAAACATTATCAGGTTTAGTTGGTGATGTTGCTATTCCTAGAAGATCAGGTGTTGCATCTACTGGCTATCTTGCTAATGAAACTACTGCACTATCACAGGCAGAAAGTACATTTGATCAAATTTCAATGACACCTAAGACTTTAGGCACATTATCTAAGTTTTCTAGAAATATGCTTATTCAGTCAACACCAGGTATTGAGGATCTAGTAAGAACTGATATTCTTGATGGTATCAATGTTGGTCTTGATCTAGGTATCTTAAATGGTTCTGGTTCATCTGGTCAGCCTACAGGTATCATGCAAACATCTGGTATTGGTTCTGTTGCAATCGGTACTAATGGTGGTGCTATCACAGTTGATAAGCTGATTGATCTAGAAACTGCAATCATGGAAGATAATGCAGGTGTTAACGCTGATTCTATTTCTTATGTAACCAACGCTAAGGTGATGGGTGCAATTAAGAAACTTAAAACATCTGGCGGTGAGTATCTAGTTAACAACAACTTACAGGCATTAGGTAGAGGTGCTACACCTGTTGCTGTTAATGGTTATCCTTTAGCAATGACAAACCAAGTACCAAGCAACCTAACTAAAGGTTCAACATCTGGTACTTGTTCTGCTGTTGTTATGGGTGACTTTAGCCAAGCAATTTTAGGTCTATATGGATCTGGTATTGAAATTACAGCAGGTGAAGATTCTGATGATTTCGCTAAGAATCTTGTAAGTATCAAGGGTGTAGTTGCATTTGATGTTGCTGTTAGACACGCACAATCATTTGCTGCAATCTTAGACGTAACCACATAATTGGTTTACTATATGGGGTAGTTATCTACCCCTTTTTTTTATGAAAATCAAGTGTTTAAAAAATGTATGTGCTAGTGGAGTTGGTTTAGAAACTGGCAAAACTTATGATTTATCTAGTGCAGATGCTTCTTTTCTTATCAGTATTGGTAAAGCAGAAGAATATAAAGAAACAGCAAAACCAAAAAAAACAGTAGCATCTAAATCTAATGCAAATAAGTGAAGATCAAACAGTATATTTAGATGATTTTGGTGTTAGTTGTACATCAGGTGGTACTACTGCAAAAGGAATATTAGAACAACCTGATTTAGTTTTAGCTGGTAACCAGATTATAAGTACTGATTATCAACTTACTGCAAGAGTTAGTGACTTTGGTAGCTTAGTTGCAGGTGCATCTATTACTGTTGATTCTGTTGCATATACAGTTAGAGAAGTTAGAAAGTTAGATGATGGTGCATTTTGTGAAATTGCAATACAGAAAACATGACTACTAAACGTGAACAGATCATGGCAAGGTTACTTACAACACTTGCTAATACAACCGGAGTTAGTACAAGGATTTATAGAAGTAGAGTAGTACCACTAACTAGAGGTGAATCACCTGCATTAGTATTAGAACCTGTTAGTGATACTGTTGAACAAAACACATCTTTACCTACACTTGACCATACATTAACAGTTAGAATAAGTGTGATAGTAAGAGGTGACGTGCCTGATAATGTGGCAGATGCAACTGTAGAAAGTTTGCATAGTAAAGTAATGGCAGATTTGACAGTAAATAATTTAGCAATTGATGTTCAACCATCTGATACATCATTCGAATTATTAGACGCAGATCAACCAGGCGGTGTTATTGGTGTGGAATATATAGTGCGATATAGGACAGAAATAGACGATTTAACGCAATAGATGGTGTTTATTGCTAAAAACATATATTATATAAACATACTGATTAAACGTAACAATGCCAAAGCTACACAGAAAAAGAAGCATACTAGCTAAAGCAGAATCGAGTTATGGTACAAACCCTAACCCTACAGGTAGTGCTAACTATTTACAGGTAATTGATTTGAATATAGAACCTGTAGTAAGTGATGAAGTGTCTAGAGATTTAATAAGGCCATACATGGGAAACTATGAAGTATTACTAGCAAATACAAGAGTTAATGTAACTTTTGATGTAGAAATGTCGGGGTCAGGTTCAGCAGGTACAGCACCAAAGTACGGCAGTATTTTAAAAGCGTGTGGACTTAGTGAAACAATAAGTGGTGGTAATACAGTTACTTATGCACCAGTTACAACCCCATCTGACAGTGTTACATTATTTGTTAATTATGATGGTGTAAGACAAATTGTAAAAGGATGTAGAGGCACATTTAGTATAAATTGTGAAGTAAATAATATACCTCGTATTTCATTTTCTCTAACTGGTTTATATACAGCAGCTACAGATGATGCTTTACCAACTGTTACAGTTAGCAATCAAGCAACACCACTTATATTCAAAAATGGAAGCACATCTAATTTTTCAATATTTGGTTTTGCAGCAGCATTACAATCATGGAATTTAGATTTTAATAATGAGGTTATATATAGAGAGTTAGTAGGTGGTACAAAAGAAGTTTTAATAACTGATCGTAGACCATCAGGAACAGCAGTTATAGAAAATCCTGCATTATCAGCACATAACTTTTTTACTGATGCAACTGGCACATCAACTGGCACAAACACTTGGTTACATGGAACTACAGCAGGTAATAAAGTTACTGTATCTTGTCCACAAACAGATTTAGGACAGCCTACTTATGAAGAATCAGATGGTATTACAATGTTAAATTTACCTTTTTATGCAACACCTACAGCATCAGCTAATAATGAATTTAGCTTAGTCTATACCTAAAGTTGCATAGATTATAAATAGGGTTTACCCTAGTATGTATATACTTATTTTGTTATGCCTTTTGTTATTGACCAGAAACCTACATTTAAATGGAAAGTAGTAGTAAAAATAAATAAAGATGGTGAAGTATCACAAGAAATATTTACAGCCCATTTTAAAAATATTTCACAATCTAGATTTAAAGAAATGATAAAAATGGTAGAAGATAAACAGATAGATGATATTGATGTAGCAAAAGAAGTATTACTAGGATGGGAAGATTTAGTTGATGGAGAAGGTCAGGAGGTGCCATTTAATAAAAGTACACTTAATCAATTATTAGAAGTACGTGGTTTTGCTACTGCTGTAGGCGTTGCTTTTATGGAATCTAATGAAGAGATCTACGCAAAAAACTAGCAGAGGCAGGTGAATATTGGGTGAATGGTTCACTTGTCATAGATAAGACATCAGAAGATAATGCCGTGTTAGGTATTAAGTCAGAAAAAAAAGAAGTAGATAATAATTTTTATGTATTAGAACAAAATTGGCAAACTGTAGAAATGTTTTTACGTTGTCAAACACAATGGCGTGTAGGAATGAGTGGAATTATTGGTTTAGACTATACATCTGTTTTAAAAATGATTAAACTGTATAATATAGAAGATCATACTGCTATGCTAGAAAACCTACAAATTATGGAAGCATCAGTATTGAAAGCAATGAGTAAGGATAAATAAATGGCAAAATTTGATTTAGTAGTAGCAGCAAAAACTGTAGGGGCAGGTTCTATAAAACGTCTAGGTAACTCTATGCAAGGAGTTGCAGGGCGTGTTAAAAATTTAAGGTTAGCAATGGGTGGCCTTAATAAAACTTTTGCAACTTTTGGATTAATTATATCTGGTGGTGCTTTTGTAGGACTTGTAAAAGGTGCAATAGATAGTGCTGATGCATTTGGAAAAATGTCAGATCAAACTGGTATTGCTGCTAATACATTACAGGCATATGTTAACGCAGGTAAATTAGCTGGTGTTAGTCAGGAAACTATAGATAAGGGACTTAGAAGATTAGCACAATCTATGAGGGAGGCAGATCAGGGTGTTGCTACTTATAAAGATAGTTTTGATGCTTTAGGAATATCTGTAAGAACTGTTGACGGACAATTTAAAACTAATCAACAAGTTTTAGGAGAAATAGCAGATAAGTTTTCACAAATGGAAAATGGTGCAACAAAAGCTGCTATTGCTATGGAAATATTTGGAAGATCAGGTGCAAGTTTAATAAATTTATTAAATGGTGGTGCGGCATCACTAGAAGAATTTAACTATGAGGTATCAGAAAACTTTGCACAAAATGCAGAATTTTTTAATGACCAGATAGCAGTTCTTGGTATTAGATTTGATGGCTTCAGAAAACAACTTACAGATGCATTATTACCTGCATTAAATACTATTGTTGGTGTATTTAGTGAATTATTCAGTGCAGAAAATGATTTTAGTGGGTTTTTTAAGGCTATTGAAATAGGAATTAGAGGTATATCTATTGGAATATTTGCAACTGTAAAATTAGTAGATGAAATGATAAGAATAATAGGTCAATTAGGAAAACGTGTAGCTAATTTTGTAAATGGCGTTGTAGAAAAAATACCAAAATGGATGATTGGATTGTTAGGTGGTGCTGGTGAGGGTTTAAAAAATATAGGTGTTGGTATAAAAGATAATCTTACATCTAATATGGAAGGACTTTTAGGAGAGGATTTTACAGCAGGTTTTACAGAAAGATTTACAGAAAGTTTTAACCAAATACAGGAATTATTTAGTGGAGAAACAAATGCACCTGCTACATATTTTCAAAACATAAATAAAGAAGCTGGAAAAGCTGGTGAAACAATAGAAAAAAGTTTCGGTGCAACAATGAGAGAAAAATTAAATACCTTTAAAGACAGTATTAAAACAGTGGGTGAATCAATGGCAGATGTGGTTATAAAAGGTGTAAAAGGCATGGAAGATGCACTAGTTACTTTTGTTACTACAGGTAAATTAAGTTTTAGAAGTTTAGCAAATAGCATTATTGCAGATATGGCACGTATTGCTATACAGCAAAGTATTACTAAACCACTAATGGGTTTTTTAGGTAATATGTTTGGTGGTGGTAGTGCAAAAGGTAATGTATTTAATCAACAAGGTTTAGTAGAAGGATATGCAAAAGGTGGTGTAGTAAATAAACCTACATATTTTGCAATGGGAGGATCAGGTAAATTTGGCATTATGGGAGAAAAAGGGAGTGAGGCGATTTTACCGCTACGTAGAGGTAGTAATGGTAAATTAGGTGTCGAAGCATCTGGTGGAGGTTCTACTAATGTTGTTGTTAATGTTGATGCATCAGGTTCAAATGTAGAGGGTGATGAAGCTAGTGGTAGGCAATTAGGTCAACTTATAGCAAGTGCGGTACAAGGTGAAATATTAAAACAACAAAGACCTGGTGGATTATTAGCAGGTACAGCATAATGGCAACTTTTCCAGCAACACCAGAACCTTCATATCCAGCATCAAAAGCTAGTAACCCTAATGTTCGTCTTACACAGTTTGGTGATGGCTACCAACAGCGTACAACTTTTGGTCTAAATCAAAATGCAAAGACATGGACATTTAATTGGAAAAATATAACTGAAGCAGAATCAGATGTTTTTGAAACATTTTTAGATGCGAGGGCAGGGGTAGAAAGTTTCGATTACACACCACCAGGTGAATCAGTAGCATCTAAATATATTTGTAGAAGTTGGAATAAAACACTTAATGTTCCAAACAGAGCAAACCTTACTGCAACTTTTATTGAGGTATACGAACCATAATGTCTATACCTGTATCTGAACTACAATCAATAAACCCTACTTCAATTATTGAACTTTTTACTATTGAACTAAATACAGCATTACATGGTTCTAATACTATATATCGTTTCCATAATGGTGCAAATATGAACGCTAATGGACAAGTCGTTTGGGCTGGTAATTCTTATCTTAGATTTCCTATTGAATGTAGTGGTTTTGAATTTGGATCATCTGGTACATTACCTAGACCAACAATAACAATAAGTAATATTCTTGGTACTATTACTGCAATACTACAAGACGTTAATACAACTACAGCAGGTAATGATTTAAATGGTGCAAAATTTACAAGGATAAGAACCCTTGCACAATTTTTAGATGCTGTTAATTTTACAGGTAACACAAACCCATATGGTACACCTGATCCTACAGCAGAATTTCCAAAAGAGATATATTTTTTAGATAGAAAAGTAACTGAAAATAGAGATATTGTTACATGGGAAGCACAAAGTGCATTAGATCTAATAAATGTAAAATTACCAAAAAGAATTGCAACAAGAGCTATTTTTCCTGGTATTGGTGCTTTTACAGGATGACTTGGAAATATAAAGCACTTGAACACGCAAAAAAAGATGCACCACATGAGGCGTGTGGTTTACTAGCTATATATAAAGGCAAAGAAAAATATTATGCTTGTAATAACATTGCCAAAGATTTATCAGATCAATTTATTATTGACCCTGATGATTGGATAAACGTAGAAGATGAAGCAGAAATTGTTGCAGTTGTACATTCACATCCGAATCATCCGCCTACTGCAAGTGATGCTGATTTAGCTAGTTGTGAATATTTAGATTTACCTTTTTATATAGTTACACCAGAAACAGGAAATTGGTCATATTATGAGCCAACAGGATATAAAAAAGGATTAATTGGTAGAGAATGGGTATGGAAAGTGCAAGATTGTTGGAGTCTAATAGAAGATTGGTATAAAGAGATAAAAGGTGTAGAACTTAGACATTGGGAGAGGCCAAAAACACCAGAAGATTTTAGTAAAAAACCATTATTTGAATATGGTTTACCATTAACAGGTTTTGTAGAATTAGAAAATACAGTAGATTTAGAAAAAGGTGATGTTTTATTAATGGATACAACTAATACAGGTATACTTGATCATGTTGCTTTATATATAGGTGAGCAAACTATACTTCATCATTGTGTGAAAAGACTTAGTTGTAGAGAAATTTTCGATCAAAAATATATACAATATACAAAGAAGGCTTATCGTTATGCTTAGTAAAATTAAAGTATATGGAAGATTAGCTCGTTTTTTAGGACAACGTAGTTTTGATGCTGAAATAAAATCTCCATTAGATGCTTTTAAATTTTTATGTGCAAATTACCCTAAATTAGAAGCACATATAGCAAAACAAAACTATTGCATAAAAGTAGGAAATTATACTATAGATGAAAATGAAATAGAAATACCTAGTGGTAGTCAACAGATAAAAATAGTACCTGTTGTTAGTGGTGCAAGTGGATTTAATAAACTAATTGCTGGTATAGCTATTGTTGGTTTAGTCGTAGCTACAGGTGGTGTTGGTGCTATTGGTTTAGCAGGTGGTACTGGTCTTTTAGGTTTTGCTGGTAATGTTGGTATATTTCTTGCATTAAGTGGTGTCTCTGAAATGATAAGTCCAACGCCAAAACCACCAGGTGTATCTGATGATCCACAACAACGCAATTTTTCATTTAGTGGAGTACAAAATACAAGCAGGGCAGGTATACCTATACCAGTTGTATATGGAGAAATATTTACTGGTTCAATAGTAGTATCTGCTGGTATAGATACAGAGGACATTTTATAGGAGGTAATTATGTTAGGTTTTGGTGGTGGTACTTTCTTTGCTGATACCGATAGTATGGATCCTGATGCTCTCGGTGGGGGATTAAGTGGTTTATTAGGGGCATTAAGAAATAGGGATGCTGTAGAAAGTAAACAGGCAGTAAATATTATAGAGGTTATTTCAGAAGGTGAAATAGAAGGTTTCCCATCAGCAGCAGGTCTAACAAAAGGTACTGATGCTTATAATAAAGCTGCACTTAAAGATGTGTATTTAGGGAAAACACCGATAATAAAAGCAAGTGCAAATCCTAATAATATATTAGATTCTGATTTTAATTTTCAGAGAATAAGATTCGAACCACGATTTGGTACAACAAATCAAACATTTATACAGGCTATTAGTGAAATTGAAACTGAAGAATCAGTAGGCGTAGCTATTACAAATGCACAATCAGCAACAAGAACAATAACGCAATCTGATATAGATGCTATAAGAATAACAATACGCTTTGATTCACTAATAAATATAAATGAAGCTGATGGACAAAATTTAGGTAATACGGCTGCAATATTTATAGTTATTACAGAAAATGATGGTACAACAACTACATATAATGAAACTACAAATCCAGAATTACGTACTAGAGGTAAATCAAGAAACGCATATAGCAGAGATTATAAAATTAATCTAAGAGAAAATACATCATTTCCTATACAACTTACAGTAGGTAGATCTTCTCCTGATAACAGCACAACGAGCAGAACTAATACATTTTCATGGACTTCTTTTACAAAAATAATTGATGAACAAAGGCCATATCCTGACATAGCACATCTTTATTTACGTTTTGATGCACAGCAATTTCCACGTATACCAAGAAGGATGTATAAAATTCGTGGTGTAAAAATTAAAATACCTCATAATGCAACTGTAGATCAAACAAATGGAAGATTAATATATACAGGTACTTTTAATGGAACTCTTACTACAACAAAACACTGGACAAGTGACCCAGCATTTGTACTTTTTAATTTACTTACAGAAACACGTTTTGGATTAGGCGATCATATAACAGAATCACAATTAGATAAATTTGCTTTTTATAGTGCTTCTGTATATTGTTCTGAACTTGTTGATGATGGTAATGGTGGACAAGAACCACGCTTTTCAGTAAATACAGTTTTACAAAAAAGGGAGGATGCATATCAAACCATAATGGCCTTAAGTTCTGTTATGAGAGGTATGTCTTTTTGGGGTGCTGGTTCACTTACTATTACACAAGATAGACCTACAGACCCTTCATACTTATTTAACTTATCTAATGTAACTAGTGATGGTTTTGTTTACTCTGGATCAAGTCTAAAAACTAGGGCAAATGTTGTATCTGTATCATATTTTGATATGGAGAATCAAGAATTAAATTTTGAAACTGTAGAAGATACAAATGCAAAAAATAAATATGGTGTTATACAAAAAAAAGTAACTGGTTTTGGTTGTAGTTCAAGAAATCAAGCGAGAAGATTAGGTAGATTTATATTATTCGAAGAACAAAATTCTACTGAAACTATAAATTTTGCTACTGGAATTGCAGAAGGTGTAATTGTAAGACCAGGACAAGTTATAGAAGTAAGTGATCCTGTTAGAGCAGGTTTAAGAAGAGGTGGCCGTATTAGTTCTGCAACAACCACAACTGTTACTGTTGATAATACTTCTAGCACAGATTTAGATGCTACAAATAACCCAACACTAAGTGTTGTAATGCCTAACGGAAGTGTGGAAACTAAAGATGTAAGTAGTATTAGTAATGCTGTTATAACAGTATCATCTGCATTTTCAACAACACCTAATGCAAATAGTATTTGGATTCTGCAAAATAATACCCTACAAACTACACAATGGCGTGTAGTTAGTGTATCTGAAGAAAAGGATATTTATAAAATAACAGCAACATCTTACAACTCAGGAAAGTTTGCATTTATTGAAGATGGTTCAGCTTTGCCTGTACGTAAAATAACGGTATTAAATGAGTTAGTAGATGCACCTTCTAACCCAAATGTGCAAGAAGAATTTTTTGTTGATGGAACAACAGCTAGAACTAGGTTAAATATTTCATATAATGCAGTACCTAAAGCTATTGGTTATGAATTGCAATATAGAAAAGATGATGGAAATTTTACTACAGTAAGAACTGTAAATACTGAAGTTAGTTTATCTGATTCACTTAAGGGTATATATGATTTTAGATTATTTAGTATTAATGCTGCATTAGAACCATCAGCAGAACCACAAACATTTACATTTACTGCTTTAGGAAAAACTGCATTACCTGCTGATGTTACTGGATTAACAGCAGAACCTATTAGTGATAAGTTAGTTAGATTACGTTGGAATTTATCTACAGATTTAGATGTTACGCATGGTGGTCGCGTTTATGTAAGACATACTACAAAAACTGATGGAACTGGTACTTTTTCAAATGCTACTGATCTTATCGAGGCACTTGCAGGTAATACAACAACTGCTGAAGTTCCTTACTTAGAAGGTGAATATATACTTAAATTTCAAGATGATGGCGGTAGATTTAGTGCTGGAGAAGCAAGTGTTGTAATAGATTTACCTGATAATCTTGCACCTTTGATAGCTTTAACAAGAAGAGAAGATTTAGATGTTCCTAAATTTCAAGGAACAAAAACTAATGTAGCATTTGATCCATCAACAAATTCTTTAAATTTAACTGGTACTGGTTTATTTGATGCTATTACAAATTTTGACCTTGAAAGTTCTATAGATGATTTAGGAAGTATAGCACCATTAGGTACATATGAATTTGGAGGTGCAGCTGGAACATCTTTCTTAGATTTAGGTGGTGTTTTTAGTCTTGATATAAAAAGACATTTTTTAACAGAAGCGTTTTACCCATCAGATCAATTTGATTCAATTTCAGATATAGATGCAAGAGTAGATTTTGATGGACTTACAGCTACTAAAGTAAATGCTGAAATGTTAGTTGCAGTTACTCAGGACAACCCATCATCTGGTTCACCTACATATACAGCGTTTCAAACATTTGCAAATGGTACTTATAAAGGTAGAGGATTTAAATTTAAAGTGAATCTAACGAGTAATGACCCTGATCAAGATATAAAAGTATCTCAGTTAGGTTATACAGCCTCATTCCAAAGAAGAACTGAACAAAGCACAACATCTATTGCATCTGGTGCTGGTGCAAAAGCTGTAACATTTACAAATCCATTTTTTACAGGCACATCTGCGATAGGAGGCAGTATTTCGGCTTATCCACCAAGTATTGGTATAACTGCACAAAATATGGCAAGTGGCGATTATTTTGAATTATCTAATATCAGTGGTACAGGGTTTACTGTACATTTCAAGGATTCATCAAATGCTTCGATTGATAGAAATTTCACTTATCAGGCTGTCGGATTTGGCAAGGGATGATAAAATAAAATAAAATATTACATAAATGGCAAGAGTTAATAGTACAACTAAAGAAACGGGTAATAATTTTAATGTAGCAAATGGAACTGGTGCTGCGGTACGTGCAGGTATAAATGATATTCTTACAGCATTAAGAACAATAAATAGTGCTAGTGGAGATCCTTCTGGTGATGCAAATGTGGTTCAGTTTCAGCCACATATAGATTCATCAACTAATTTATTAAAAATATGTACATCTGTATCATCTGGAACAGGTACGTTTACAACTATAGGAAATATTACACAAGCAAATTTAGGTCTAGCACCAGTTGCAGGGGCAACATTTACTGGAAAAGTAACTCATAATTATACATCTAGCCTAACTATTCCATCTGGTACAACTGCACAACGTGATGGTAGCCCTGCGGTTGGTATGTTTAGACATAACAGCACCTTAAACCAGTTTGAAGGATACAATAATGGTGCATGGGGTGCGATTGGCGGAGGTGCAGGTGCTACTGGTGGCGGTACTGATGAAGTGTTTTTTGAATCGGATCAAGCAGTTACAACTTCTTACACTTTGTCATCTGGAAAACACGCACACACAGTTAGCCCTACAATAAATTCAGGTGTAACTGTAACTGTGCCATCTGGTGCAATCCTTGTTATTCTTTAATTATGGCTTTAAACATTAACGGCACTACTGGTATTTCTGGGGTTGATGGAAGTGCAAGTAACCCTTCAATTCAAGGGACAGATGCAAATACTGGTGTTGCTTTTGGGGCAGATATACTTGATTTAGTCACTGGTGGAAATACTAGATTCAAAGTAGGTGCTGCTGGTCAATTTGGTGTAGCTGGTGCAAATTATGGCACTTCTGGTCAAGCTCTATTATCTCAAGGTGCGAGTGCAGCACCACAATGGGGTGATTTAGCTGCTGGTGGAAAAATTTTACAAGTAAAACAAACAACAAAATCGAATACTTTTGAAACAAATTCTTCAACCTATGTTGATATTCCAGATTTAAGTGTAAGCATCACACCTGCAAGTACCAACAATAAAATATTATTTATTTCTTCAGTAAATTTTGGTGCTAACCAAACAGGACAGCATAACTTTTATCAAGTAAAAAGAGACAGCACTACAATTTCTTCAACTGCTCAATCTATAAGAAGTTCTGATACATCAGTAGTTCACAGTTATACATCAATAATATTAGATTCGCCAAGTAGTACATCTGCTTTAACTTATAAAATTCAAGTGAAACCAGAAAATACTAATAGTGCTGTTGGTGTAAATAGAAATATAGGTAACACTCTTTATGGATTTTCTACAATTTTATGTCTGGAGGTTTCAGCATGATGGATTTTGAAGCAATAAGAAAAGCATACCCATCTATTCGTACTTTAGATGATTCATTTGTTAATTATGGTCTAGATGATAGTGGTAATAAAGTTTCTATAGTGCAATCAAAGGTGGATACTGCACGAACTACATTAGATTCTGAAGCACTTGCGGTAAAGTATAAAACCGATAGAACAACTGATGGTTCAACAACATACGCTTCTTTTGGAGATCAACTTGATATGTTGTACAAGGATATTCTCGCTGGTAAACTAGATACAACTGGAACGTGGGCAACTCACATCAAAGCTGTAAAAGACGCTAATCCTAAACCATGAGCAAGATAAAACTAAATGCAGCATCAGGAGGTGGATCAGTAAGCCTCGAAGCACCAACATCTACAACAGGTAACGCAAACGTTGAATTTAAATTACCAGTAGCTGATGGTTCTAGTGGTCAAGCCTTAACCACAAATGCTAGTGGTCAACTGGCTTTTGCTTCTGTTGCTGGAGGGAAAATAGGTCAGGTTTTATCAACAGCGAAAACTGACACCTTTAGTCGTAATGGCAGTTCCTATGGTGATGTTACTGGAATTAGTGTAGATATTACCCCTGCTGCAACTACGAGCAAAGTTCTTGTTTTGGTTGATTTGAAAGTAGGTTGTGAACACGGAGACGGAGATTTTCATTTTAGACTTGTAAGAGGCAGTACTGTTATTTATGCAGGGGATACTGCTGGTAACAGAAAACATGGATTTGCTGGAAAATCTAAATTTGCTCTTGATGATGCAGATGGTAATCAAGCAATGGAAGTAGTAAATGCTATTTTTTTAGATTCACCAAGCACAACTTCTGCAACTACTTATAAAGTACAAGTAGCAAATGTAACTGGTCGTTTGATGTACATTAATAGAACAGGTCAAGATAGTGACGCAGTTAATATTCCGAGAACAGCATCTTCAATAACAGTTATGGAGGTATTAGCATAATGGCAACTTTAGATCATGATGCAATAAGGAAAGCATATCCATTAATTGCAACTTTAGATGATTCATTTGTTGATTATGGACTAGACAAAGATGATAATAAAATATCTATAGAACAATCTAAAGTAGATGCAGCACGGACTGAAATAGATACTGAGGCTGCAAAAATAGCCTATCAATCTGTTAGACAACCTTTATATCCCAGTTTAGGAGATTTTGCAGACGCTATGTACTGGAATAGTAAGGGAGATTCTAGTAAACTGACAGCATATTACGCGGCCTGTGAAAAGGTAAAAACTGACAACCCAAAACCTAGTTAATTATGTCAACGATTAAGGTTCAAAATATACAGCACACAGGAAGTAGTACAAACGCTATTTCTCTTGCATCTGATGGAACGGCTACTGCTAATCTTACAAACATAGGTGGAGGGCAGTTAGGTAATAGAAATTTAATAATTAACGGAGCTATGCAAGTAGCTCAACGTGGTACATCATCTACAACATCTGGTTATGCAACTGTTGATAGATTTGCAGTGCAGTATGGTGGAACAGATGAAGCACCTACTCAGGCACAGGTTGATGTGGCTGCTGGAACTTCACCTTATACAAATGGATTTAGAAAAGCATATAAAATTACAAATGGAAATCAAACAAGTGGTGCTGGTGCTGCTGATTTTGTAAGATACCGCATAAGAATAGAGAATCAAGACATTGCTAACAGTGGTTGGAATTATACATCTAGTTCAAGCAGCATAACATTATCTTTTTGGGTAAAATCAAGTGTCGCACAAAATTTTTATGGACATTTACTTACATTAGAGGGTACTCAACAAGGTTATCCTTTTGAGACAGGTTCTTTAACTGCTGATACTTGGACAAAAATAACAAAAACAATTCCTGGTAATAGTAATTTAACTTTTGCTAATAATAATACTCTTGGTTTGGAGGTTTCTATTTATGGTTTTCTTGGCACAGATTTTACAGCTTCAGGTGTTACTGAAAATGCTTGGAATGCTTGGAGTAGTAGCACTTATACAGAAGATCAAACCTCAACATGGTACACAACAAATAATGCGACTTTAGAAATTACAGGAGTTCAATTAGAAGTAGGCACCGTGGCAACAGATTTTGAGCATAGGTCATTTGCACAGGAGCTTCTATTATGCCAGAGGTATTACTACAGAACAACTCCACTTAATTTAGGTTTCTTTGGAGTTGGTAATGTTGACGGAAGTAATCAATCACAAATATTAATTACTTTTCCTACAGAAATGAGATCCAAACCCACATCTGTAGAAACATCAGGAACGGCTGCTCAATATGCCTTAAGAGTTAGTACAAATGCTACATGTTCTTCTGTACCAGCAATAGGCAATACTACAACTGTAAATGCAATATGTGAATTTAATTCAACTAGTCATGGATTTACAAGTGGACAAGCCGCGTTTGGTAGATCACTTTCAGACGCTGCTTTTTTAGGTTTTGCAGGAGCAGAATTATGAAGTATTATCAAAAACTTGAAAAAACAAATACAGATTCTATTCAAATTTTTAAAAGAGTAGAAGATGATGGTTCATATAGAATTACTTGTACTGAAGAATGTCCAGATTATTTAGCTTGGATAGCTGAAGGTAATACACCTAAAGAAGTTGGCTACACAGAGTAATTAATTAATCTTTTCATGCATTTGCCTTGTCATTATCCCCATAGTGACGTAGAGAGGGGATAGGGCTACAATAAGCAGTAATACGACTACAGACATTAATGCTGTAGCTCTTGCTATCTGTTCTTTAATCATGCAAAAAATAATTAATGGAATTGCCTGTTTAACTTTCTTGTTAACATTAGGCTTTATAGGCACAGCATACTTTGGTTATAAATACATTACAAGTCCGAAAGGACAGGAAAAAATAAAAAAACAAATATTAGATGAACTAAAAGGCGGTATGCCTAAACTAATCAATAAAGAACTTCCTAAATTTACACAACCTGCATTACCTACAAAACCACAAAAAAAAATTAGTTTTTAATGCCAGAAATTAATTTAATACCTAGTTCAGCAATACCACGTATACCGATAATAAAAATACCTGTAGAGCAATCTTTACCTAATACACAACATATAACAAGAACATTACCACCAACGCTTACAATGCCTTGTGTAACGCTTAGAAATGATGGTACTAAGAATAATAAATTATTTATAGATGATCCTTCTGGTAACAAAACAATATGCCCTTTACCTTATTATGTACCTATTCAATATGACAAAAAGAAAATACAACTTGTAGAAGAAGCTAAACCACCTACAAATGTTGAACCACCAGAACCAGAAGTAGAGGAACCAGAAGTACCAGAAATACCAGAAGATGAAAAGGTTGAATGTCCTGATCCAAAAAAAAATAATCCTAGAATTGGTGATTTAAATGCAAAAGGTACTGAGAAAGTAACAGGATATAAATATATAGAAGAAACTAAAGAATGTGTGATCCAGTGGGCTAATACATCAGCAGTAGAAAAATACCTACCTAGCTTAAATACAGTATCTACAACTTTCGCAATAACAGTAGTAGCTACAACAGCTGCAACATTAACCCCTTTATTAAATAGAGTGTTAAAGCCTTTATTTAAACAAATTATTGGTAGAGTCAAAAAATTAATAGGTAAAAAAGGTACAAAGTTTGAAGGTAAAAAGCCAATAAAGAGTAAATTAAATAAAAGTAGCTAATATTAAAATAAGTATTGCATAATTTAGGGGTATACCCCATACTGAATGTAATTATTGTTCTACATTTATTATTTGCCATGTCATTTGAAGAAGAACTAGAGCAAATAGAAAGAGAAGAATGGTTATCTAAGTTTGATGATCGTCAAGTTATGATGGCTGCAAGAATGTTTTTAGAATGGCTATATCATTTGCCAGATGATTGGCAGCCAAAACAATATACAGAATTTACTTTATAATTATGAACACGCAACCAGAACAATTATTACGCCAACTTAAGGTATTGCAATTACAAAAAAAAGAAATTGATATGCAAATAACAGAGAAGAAAATGGTATTAGAAAAGTATTATTTAGAAGGTATCATTATGAGTACTTTTAGTATTGATGGTGTAAAAGTAACAAGAAAACGTAAACCAGAAAAATGGCAATATAGTAATACTACAGATCAATTTAGAAAAGATATGTTAAATGCTATAGAAGATAAAGAACAACAGGAAAGAGAAGAAGGAATAGCAATTAAATTAGAAACTGGTTATACATGGGCAATGAAATGAAAACAACAGAAAGAGTAGAAAACGCATTTAGGCGTATAAAAGAGTTACTTACGTTAGTAGCAGATTGGACAAAAAAACAAAAAGAACCAGATGCACTAAGTTTAGAATTTAATAAAAAAAAGCAACAAATGATAGATGATTTATATGTACAGTTAGGTGCATTAAGTGACAGGTATCATTTTAGTAATAAAAAAGAATTTAGTACAAAAGAATATATAGTGCAGTATGACCAGTTAAAGAAAAAAATAACAGATTTAGAAAAATGAACGCACAAAAAAATAAAGGCGATAGGGCAGAAAGAGAAGCGTGTATTTATTTAACAGCAGCTACAGGACATATAGTAGAAAGACGTTTTGGTGCTGGTCAGGATAAAGATAAAGGTGATTTACTTGGCATACCTAATACTGTTGTACAGGTATGTGATATGAAAGATAAGAGTGAAGCTGTATTAAGAAAGCCTAGAGAAGCAGAACAACAGCGACTAAATGCAAATGTAGACCATGCTATTACAATGGTCAGGTTTAATAAAAGACCAGGCTGTGCAGAAGGTGATAACTGGCGTGTTGTAATGACTATTGAACAGTACGCAAGATTAATAAAATGAATTGTCTGTACTGTAAAAAAGAATTAATTATAAGTGATACGCAAGAATATGAATTAGATGATACTTATGATTTTATAACGTATCTACATTGTGCAGAATGTAAAACAGATGTAGAGGTATATAAAAAAAAATAATTAATATGTTGACAGGGGTATACCCCTTGTATATACTAAGAATGTACTAAACAACCGAGAGGTTTTCCAAATGACTAAAACAACTACAGACAAAAAAGAGTTTTTCAAAAAGCAAATAGCCTGTATTACTGAATATGTTAAGCAAGATCCAGAAGTAAGTTCTGAATTTTATTATGAATTTATTAAAGGCTGTAACCCTACACCTGCTGATTATGAAGCTGTATCTGAACCACTATATAGAACACTAAATGTAAGTCAGGGTTTTAATGATTGGCAAAATGATTTCAAAGTAAGAGTAGGTTCACCTAAATTACGCAAAGGTGTATATGCACCAACAGGTGAGAATCGTGTATACGATATGAACTGCATCTGGAATGTAAGTTTACATTTATGTGATGGCAAGTATGTAGGAATTAATGCAGGTGCTTGTATATCAAGTAGCTACAGCAAAGAACAATTAATGGCAAATCGCAGAATGTACAACTTAAGACCTGTTGCAAATGGTGAGAAAGTAATTATTAATGGTGAGTTTTACATTGCTAAAGTTAATGGTCATTACTCAAACTGCATTGAATTTACAAAGGAGGTAGCATAATGCAAAACTTTCTAATGATGTTAGCAGCGTCAGGGTTGTTTTATACAGCCCTTTCATCAACTTTATATGACATGACAGTAACAGATTGCAATGCAGGTATAGAACTAGCTTGTAAGGAGGTAAACAAGTAATGGGTACTTTATTAAACTTGACTCATGCAGAATTAAAAGAGGTTTATTTATCTCTTACTAAGGGTCAATGGAAAGATTTAGAAGCTAATAAGTCAGCAACAGAAAAAGTACAAAAGTATTTAGTAGATGTTGCTATGACCTGTGAATTTGAAACTAAGGAGGTAAACAAATGAAACTAAAATTAGATTTACCAAGAGAAAGATGGGATTTTATTAAAAGCAAATTAGAACCACATAAAAGAGATTCTGAAACTGTTACTTTGTTTTGTCATGCAATAGACTCTTTTGATCTTGAAGAATCACTACCACAAAAAATATTTCAAGTTTTATCGGCTAGTGGTAAAAATCCTTTTCAGTTTCCTAAAGCAAGAATGTTGCAAGATTGTAATGGAGGTGCAGGTATTCTAAAAGAAATTGCTATGCAAGATATATCATTACCTACTTTAGCTGATTCTTATTATCAGTTTCTTTTAGACAATTTTAAAATGGAGAAGAAATAATGACTACACAAAATTGGATTAAATCAAAAGATGGTAGCTTTGCAATTAGCTTAGAAGAAATAACATTCTCATTAGTAAAAAATAGTGATGTACCTAGATTTTCTATTATGTGGTGGGATAAAGGTGCTACTAATCCTAATGCTACTCTCATGGATCTACTTAATATAGTTGCGCCTGATCCAGAAATACCTATGCCAATATCACAAAAAGTATATGACTTAGTTATGGAAAATTATGGTGAATATCTAAAAGTTAGATTTAATAATTATTGTGAGAATAAAGGTTGGAATAAAATAGAATAATGATTTAGTCGGGAAGCCTGATAGTTAGTTTAGTAGTGTTTGCTAACTTGAAAGTTATACAAAACCTATTGCATGGTAGGAAAGACAGGGCAAGTGTTGGACTTGATCTATATCCTGACTAATTAATTTAATTTAGGGAACAATTGCTGTTCAAGCAGGTCTACTGCACGGTCATCCAATGTATTTGAGGTCTGCTTACAAATTGACCGTAGTAAATCTACAATTAACCTCTTGCATCCTGTTGTAGAAAGAAAGCGTAGCAGTATAGGTTTTAAAATTTTGTACATGACTTTGTTTAGGTTTACAAACATACTATAGACGTTATTGTAAAAATGGTCATCTAGGGCTGTTTAATCCCCATCGCAAAGCTAGACAGCCTTTTTTTTACCTTCTAGGCTTAATTTCTGCAACGGCAAGTTCTACTTCTTTTAATCTGTGAAATACCTCTTTCATATCGTCATGCATATCATCTATTTTTGTTGTTAATAATTCTATTGCTGTTGTATTTCTTACTAAGTCATCCCTCGATTGTCTACCTCTATATGATACAGAACCTACAGATACAAAACAGGCTGTTAACATTGCCCCACCTACTGCTGCTACTACTTCTATCACTTTTCTTAACCCTAATCTATAGCTATTATAGATTAAAAACCTATGTCAGAGCAAAAATCTAAAAATCCTCTACAAAAGCTTAAAGAAAAATTTGATGATAAAGAAGAACAATTTGAATATATATCAGTAGCAGTTAGACTTCTGGTAGTTTTTTGGAGTGGCCTTCTAGTTACAAGTAATTACTTGCCTAAGATACCTGGTCTAACTACAGGAGAAAAACAGGATATTACATTTCCGGCCAGTTTGTTAGCATCAAGTCTTTCTAGTTTTGGTTTAGAAGGTGCTAAAAAACGTAAGGAAAACCAAGAGAAACCTAAAGAAGTTGCACAAAGTGACAATTCATACCAAACTATAAGGGTAGAAACACCTATAAAAATAATTGGTGCTACTGTGGTTGACCCCAATACAAAAAAATGAAACGATTTCTACCTTTACTGCTGTTAGCAGTTACACCTGCTTGTTATGCAGATTTATCACACAGTATAACTAGCTCAACAAAACTTACAGTAGGAGGAGCTAGTACAACTTCTTCAAGGCTTGGAAACAGCTATAGCATTAGCGGTTCTGGGGTAGATACAAGTTACACTACCGCAGCAGGGCAATCAGTTAGTGATGGGTTAGGATCTTTAAATGTCTCAAGTGGTGTAGCTACTGCTCCATCTATTACAGTTACACAAAAAACAGCTGGGAACAGTTTTACATTTAGTCAGTCATACAATCAAGCTGACGCAATACCAACATCAGCAGTTACAGTTGGAGCTAATCCTAATTTTTCTGATAATGTTACAAGTATTGCAGGTGGTACAGCAGGTGATTTAGCAGGTACGATTACTTCAGCAGGAGCAATAACACTAACAGCAGGTGGTCATAATACTGAGGCACTAGGGCAAGTAACATCTACATTAATAGTTGACTAGCTATAGCTATGTATAGGTTTATATTTCTGCTAAGTTTTTTTAGCTTACCTGTATATGCTCAAAGTGTAATTCCTAATTTCCAACAGGGAGTACTAAACCAAAGATCAGAAACAAAATCTACAACAGTTGAGGACATAAAAAGTTTTGATATACGTAATGGTTACCAACTAACAATAGGAGGCGTAAATGTAAAAAGTTCTACAGGCAATGTAGCCCCTAATGGGTGGACAAAAGTAGATACAACAGTACAAGGTGTAGGAACTACATATGTATCACCAAACTTAGATAATAAACCTACTTTTAGTATTGTAAATCAAGGTGAGAGTTTCCAATATTATGAAACTTTAGAAACACCTGGTATTACTAATTACACGCATATAATTAGGACTACTCAGATACAAAATATAACTGATACAACATCTACCTTTAGTCAATGAAAAGATATTTATTATTACTGCTGTTGTTTAATAATCCTGTTTTAGCTAATTCTGTTAATACTACTAGTAATTCCAGTGGTTCAGTAGTGAACCAGGCAGTGCAGGTTGTACCATCAAGGCAGTTTCAGTATCAGATGAATACTATTACGTGTCAGGGTGCTACTTTAAATATTTCTCCATTTGTCTCTACAACTTATGGATTTGCCACCCCATATGAGTCGCATTACAATAGACCAATATACTCAAGGCGTGATATTGAAGGTGATTTTGATGATGATAATAATGCAATAGGTGATGGTGATGTAGATGTTGGTTATAGAGGTGAAATATTGTACTTTGAAAAAGTTAGAACTGGACAAAAACAATCTAATGTTTCTGTTAATGGTGGTATTACTGCTACTTTTTCAATACCACTAGATAGAACAGCTATAAAAGAATGTAGAAAGGCTATGAAAAAACAAAATGAATTATATGAAGCATCATTAGCTGCAAAACGTCTGAATTTTGAAATGAGTAGAGCAAAGACTTGTATAGACAATCTAAAACAAGGTATAAGATTTAAAGAAGGTACTGAAATGGCAAGAATATGTGCTGATGTAGAACTTATAACACCGCCTAATGTAGAACATACACATAAAATTAAGTAGCATTTTTAAAATATAAACTTCTTGCCTGTTCATAATCAAACATACATTCAGCAGGGTTATATTCTTGGGTTTTTATTCCATCTGGTGTTATATAAATAACCCTACAGGTAAACAAAGTAACAGAAGGATAATTTTGATTCAACAGTGATACATAACCGCCTATCTGTAACCTATGGTTTTTCTTTCTGTATTTAACTTGTGTTTTAAAATCTGCTAGGCATAAAACACCTGTATCTTTATGTTGTAATACTGCATCTAAACTACCTGCTATATCTCTTTTTCTATCTACCATACGTAATTCATTAGCAACACATTCCCATGTATCCCACATACGATAATTTATTAAATGTTCTACCCATTGTCTATATTCCTTTGCATACGCTAATGCTAGTGTCTTATCTCTTGTTTCACACCATATTTGTGCAGCTTCATGTATTGCTGTACCACGTATTGCAGCCTGTTCCATATTTTTACTAACAAAATCACTTGTTTTTACTATTTCACTAACAGATCTTGCTACGTAGCATTTCCGTTTTAGATCGTAATACTTATGTGGTTCTGGATAAAACTCTACAAATGGATCTTGTACAAGAATATCTTTAATTTTGCTTTTCATATTCCACAGGATCAAAAGTTATTTTACCTGTAAGACTATTTCTATATTTTGGCAATTTATGTACAGGAAGTGACGGAGTTGCACCACATTTTGTACGTAGTAGTCTTTTCCATTTTCCTGTTTTATTTTCCCTGTCATAACCCATTGCAATAAACCAACCAGAAGGAGGTGTATCTAAATCTTCTACTGTAATAAGACCTTTTTTTACCATCATGCGTAGTGTTTTTTTTGCACCACCATTAAATAAACTATCCATTAAATTAAGTTCCCCATATCATCAAACTGTACAACCTTTTGATTAGGATGCACTACTTCTTCTTCTACATATAGATTATTTATTTTTCTTATAGACTCATAATTTTTTATAGTGCAGCCCTTCCATGTACCTGCAAGTATCCCTGCTTCTAACTGATCTCTTAATACCTTTTCACCATACTTTTCTATAAACTTTCTATATTCTGTTATCTGTTGTTTCCATGCCTGTATTGACTTACTACCTTTCTTTACCTTCCAGAAATCATCTATAGGAGTTTGTAAGTGTAATAAATCATCTGGTATTATCTTTTCTTGTTTTTCTTTTTTATTAATTTTTTCTTTTTGTTCTTTTCTTTCTAATTCTTTATTTTCTAATTCTTTATTGTTTATATGTATATAGTCTATATTATTTGTCAAATTTACCTTTTTGTTAACCCTATTGTTATAGGCATCTTCTAAAAGCATATGTATAAACCCATTAGTTGTAACGTATTTTGGTTTTATAGCTACAATCTTATCTATTAAAGATTGGTCAATTGTTGGTCTTGTTGTGGACATTTAGTGTTCAGTAATTGGTCAAGGTTTGTACAGTAATTGAACACAGGCAGAACAGTAATACAACAGCACACTACATAGATTGTATTAAAACTTTACATACACTATATATATGTTATCGTTAGCTCATAAGTCTACTAAATGCAATGTCTTGTACATTAGCTGATAAGAATAGACGTAAAAAAATGCTAAGAACAGAGTTAGCAGGGATAAATGACCCTTATGAATTATTAGCAGAAGTAATAGCAGATAATGAACGATTAAGACAATTTATAAACAACCATGATTGCCTTAAGGGTAAACCATAGCTATACTAAGGCAAATATATTTATTTAATGAAAAAAACATTTATATGGAAATATCAAAAGATAGATCCAAATATAACTTGGGAAGATTATAAAAGAATATATATGGCTAGAACTTGGACTTCACAATTTACAGAAATATCAGGAAATATTAAATTATGACTAAAGAAATAACAGCAGCCTTATGTAAGTTTATAAAGCAAGTAGGCACAATAGAAGAAAAAGATACAGCACAATATGGTAAGTTTGCTGATTTATCTACAGTTCTATCTACTGTAAACCCTGCATTAGCGTCTAATGGTTTAGCAGTTGTACATACAACAAAAGTTGTAGAAGGAAAGAATGTATTAATAACTAACCTACTGCATACATCTGGTGAATCAATAACATCAGAAATGTTGTTACCTAATAATACTGGTGGTGGTGGCAATCCCATGCATAAAGAAGGCGGTGCTATAACTTACTGTCGTAGATATTCTTTATTAGCAATATTAGGATTAAATGCAGGTATTCCTGATAATGATGGTGATTTTGCTGAACCTACAGCAGATAAAGTAACACTTATAAACAAAAACAAGGCAGTTGGTATGCCTACAATATTAGATGATGAAACTAAACAATACTATTTACAGATAGTAGGTAAGTTACTTGTCAAAGATAAAAAACTATACAACACACTAGCAGATGCCTTATACATAGAGTTTGACTTTAGCCGTAACACTCCTTTATCTGACAACATAACAAAACCTAAACACGTTACTTTTATAGAAGAATGGTTATCTGTTAACACATGATTGATGAACCTCTTGAAACTAGACCTATTGATGTTGCTGCTTCCAACTGGAAAAACCGCTTTCTTGTATCTTCTAAACTTACGCACGTTAACCATAAAAAATTTAGAGATTGGTGCAAAGCTAACAACTATTCTTACTCATCAGGTATTAACTACCTGATCTCAAACTATCTTCCAGATAACAATGTTTAATGTATCAATCGCAGGGCGTTTAACAAAAGACGCTGAATATAAAAAAGCAGGTGCTTATGATCTAGCATCTTTCACCATTGCTGTATCACATGGTAGAGACAGAACATCTTTTATAGATTGTCAGGTATGGGGCAAAAGATGGGAGCTAATTGTAGATGCCTACAAAAAAGGTAGCCTTGTAGCAGTATCAGGTGATGCTGAATATACAACCTATGAAACAGAAGATGGACAGAAAAGAAAACAACTTAGGGTAAATGTAAATAACTTTGTATTACCTGAGAAGCGTGAGCAATCAGAAGAAGCTAAACTGGAAACAGCTACAATTCCTTTCTGATGGGTATAAGGTTAGACATTAAATCAGAATTACCAACTGCTATTAAGTGGACTAACCAACATACAAAACAGTTACCATTTTCTATAGCACAGGCCATAAACGCTTCAGTATTAGGTAGTAAATTTGTTGCAGGTAGTAAACAAAAGTCAGCATTAAATAGATTAGCAGGGTCATCTAGACGTTATTTAGATAGACCCAAACCACAAACACAAAAAGGATTTAGAGCTACCATTGCAAAAAAATCTACATTAACGTCTGTTATAACTACTGCTGATGAAAGACCCTATAACATGGGTAGATACTTAGATCAAAATATATTCGGTGGTAACAGAAAACAAAAATATGATGCTCTGTTAGTTAGGCACACAACAGCTACAAACATACCAGGCAATAGTGTATTAGTACCAACTAAGAACGCATTTCTTAAACAGGATAAGTATGGCAACGTCAGTAAGGCAACAATTACAAAAGTTATTACAGCTATAGGAACTGGAACTGCTAAAGGTAACAACATTTTTATTGGTAAACCATCAGGAGGTAACAGACCAGCAGGTGTATACATGAGGCACAACAATAACAAAAGACTCAGTGCATTATTTATAGCTCAACCTAATGCAAGTTACCCTGCTATATTCCCTGCTAAGAAAGAAGCAGAAGATGCTATAACAAAAACTTTTGGTATGTACCTACGTAGACAGTTACAAGTTAATGTTGCTAATAATTTAAAGCGTAAGGCATAGACTAAGCATTACTACTAGGTTCTTTTTAGCTATATTATCGTGGGTCATCCAACGG